TAAAAACTAATGAAGATTTAACTTCCTTAATTTTAAGTTCATATGGTAGATGGCTTCATACCCGCAGACAAATATGGGACTAGTAGCTACTGTTTCAGGAAAATCACCGTTTGGTGAGGTTATTCTTGGAACTTTAGTAATCCTTATAACGGTCACACTCTTTTTCACTGCAGAGGGTCTTTACACAGCATCAAAGGCGATGTCAAGCCGTTTCCAGTACTTAATGGATTATACGGCAAATGCCGACGATAGGGCACTTGTGATCCGCCAGAATGCATCCAAGCATTCCGATGCGAAGCCTATACTTCCATCTAATAATGAGCCTAGTGGCGCCGAATTTGCATATTCCTTCTACCTCTATGTGAATTCCACGACATTCAACACGGGCTCCGACGTTCTCTATCATGTCTGGCACAAGGGCTATGGCTGTGTGTGGCCTCTGATGGGCCCCGGTGTATTTATCAGGGGCTCGTCAAACACTATGCGTATTGTGATGAATACGTATGAGAATCCCTACGCATTTGTTGATGTTGCGAATATCCCTATTCGCAAGTGGTTCCACGTGGTTCTCAATTGCCGCCAGGGTTCCAACGGAGGCCTCGAGGTCCATATTAATGGAAACCTGACGAACAAGCTCCGCTTTGATAATACGCTACCTTATCTCAACTACGAGGATATCATCCTCTTCTCGGGCGCAAACTTCACTCTTAATCCGACGACGCCGGCTCTAAAAGGAAACCCTCTGCAAGTGAGTGGCGCATTCAAGGGACTACTAAGCGAGTTTATCTACACCCGGTATGCGCTGTCCTTCACGGAGATACAGAGTCTCTACAATGCTGGCCCGTCCAAGCAGGTTAAGACGACGGCGCAGGAGCTCCCGCCCTACCTAGCCGAGTCGTGGTGGACGTCATCGTACAGTTCGTAGATACATCCCATTCAAAAACACTATTCTTATCCTGGTCACAGCTTAAGAATGATGTTCTAACAAGAAGAGAGAATGACGGGCGGAGGACTCATCAGTTTAGTAGCTTATGGAACGCAAAACATACTCCTCTCTGGAAATCCACAGATGACATATTTCTATAAGACGTTTCGTCGTTACAGCCATTTCTCCATGGAGAATGTGACGACGCCGCTGGAAGGGCCGAATGAGCTGTCCTTTGATAATCAAATCAAACTACGGACGAAGATTCAGCGCAGCGGCGACCTCCTCTCAGACATGTATTTCAGCTTCAGGGTACCCGACATCTTCAGCAAGTACAATACGCCCTCCCCCCAGCGGACCTCACAGTTCCAGTTCCAGTGGGTCAGATATCTCGGCGCAGCGCTCATCCAAAACGCGGCCTTTTTCGTCGGCGGCCAGAAGATCCAGGAGTTCGACGGCACCTATCTTATGACGAAGGCCCTGGCCGACTATGATCTAGACAGTTTTGAGAAATGGCGCATTTTGGTTGGTGATACGAATGAGACGACAGACCCGTCCAAGGGAATCTACGCAGGAGGCACGAATGCCACTGGTTATCCGAGTGTGTTCCGTGACCCGACTACGCCGGCTGTAGCACAGGCAAACCGCCCCTCCATCTTCGGCCAGGATATTCACGTCCCGCTTTCCTTCTGGTTTAGTGAGTCAACGACTCAGGCACTTCCTCTCGTTGGTCTACAGTTTCACGAATGCGAGGTCCAGCTCACGCTGAATCCGATACGGCAGCTCTATACTTATCTTGATGTATCGGGCTTCCGTGTTGCACCTGATTACCGCATGAATGCGGGTATGAAGGATATTCGCATGAATATTCCCACATATGGCCAGACGACGGACCTCAGTGGTCAGATTCGCAACTTCCTAACCGACTGGGGCGTGACGCCGCCCAATATGAATACGTGGTTCCTGAATCCCCGTATCCAGTCTACGTACATTTATCTGCCATCGGATGAACAGAAAATCTTCGCAACGACGCAACTCTCCTATTTAATGTATCAGGTCACGCCCTACCTCTTTCAAGGCCTCTATAATCGCCAGATTCTAGACTTGGAGACGCATAATCCAATCACACGTCTTCTTTTTGTGAATCGGCGGTCTGACGTGGCAGCCCGCAACGACTTTGCGAATCTGAGCAATTGGTGGAATTTCCCGTATCCTCCTTACAGTCCTACACCAGGACAAACGCCTATGAATACGAGCGCCTTTGCATCGGGCATCTTGGTGCCGCAGGGTCAGATGGGTATTATTCGTGCTCTCCGTGTCCTTTGTGACGGAAATGAAATACAGGAGGAGAAGCCGGTGGATTACTTCACAAAGATTGTGCCTTGGAAGTATGTCTCGGGCTTCCCCAAGACGATTATTCCTATTTATAATTTCTCTCTCACGAGTCCAACGACACAGCCCTCTGGGAGTATCAACTCCAGCCGTGTTCGCAATTTCCAGGTGGAGGTCGACGTCTATCCTCTCCCTTCGGGTACAACCTACACATATGATTTAACAATCTATGTGGAGAATATCAACTTTTTTGAAATCGCATCTGGAATGGGTGGTCTCAAATACGCCCTATAAGCATCGTCGTTATAGGGCGACATTTCCAAAAACACTTGTGTTTTTGGATACGCGCTCTAAAATATCCGTCGTCATCAGATGGACACGCTTACAAGTCTACTTGGAAACAAAATGTTTGCGTCCATGTATGACCCAAACGCAGATAAATTGGCCGCCGACTTTCGTGCCCGAGCGGCGAGCAGCTTAGGAAGTCTAACCGACACTGTCATGAAGGGAAATCAGACAAAAGATATTTTAAATAAGATTCCCGGAGTTAGTGCCGATACAAAAGCATCGCTGGATAGTCTTCTTGCACAAGCAAAAAGCTTCACTACAGGGGCAGCAGGCTCGGCGCCGAATACAATTGCCGCCAAGAAGGACGAAGTGGATGCGAAGATTCAGGAGATTGTTAAAAAGGCGCAGGTAGAGGCAAAGGAGAGTAAGGCTGTTGCGGTGGAGAAAAAGAAGGCAACTATCAAAGAGAAGGTTGAGAATCAGAAGTTCTCAGTTTCAAGACTTGCTGGACGTGTCTGGACCAAGTTCAAGTTCTATTTCTTCTATCTTCTAATTGCTATTCTCGCTTTGTGGGGAGGCTCGATGTCAAGCAACGCGATGATTGAGATGCCGATCTACATGCGCTTCTATTATTTTGTCTATGGAACTCTTCTTTTTCCTATAGCATTCATCTTTGCACTTATGAGATATACGAGCGGTTCTGCAGGAGCTTACCACGCCATTTTAGCCCCCCTCATCGAAGGGCCGATTACCAATCCTATAATGGCGGGTCTACTATATCCTTTCACATATACTGGCGCAAGTACACTAGTTTCCCCTCTTCCTGTATCAGATATTGCGGGCGCAACCGCGCTTCCCGAGGCTGCTATTATGGCGAAGGCACAACAAAATGCTCTTGCTGCAGGACAAGCCGCAGCACAAGTGGGCTTAATCGGAAGTGGCGTATAATAGGTAGAAGATACAAATGCCTCCCTCCGCCGTCATCGGAAAACAGCGTGAGATTGAATTTCCTTTTGTATCGGTCATTACACCGACATACAATAGGAGACGTTTTATACCAGCACTCATCCGATGCTACCTTTCACAAACGTATCCTAAGGACCGCATGGAGTGGATTGTTCTTGACGATGGATCAGATAAGGTTGAGGACATTTTTGCTGCCGCTGTAGAAAAAGACCAGCTCCAAAATTTCCGTTATTTATACGAGGACGAGAAGAAGAATATTGGTGCAAAGCGAAACCGCTTGAACCGAGAGTCAAAGGGTGAGATTATTCTGGCGATGGACGACGACGATTTCTATTTTCCAGAGCGGGTTCATGCGGCTGTCCAGGGATTCAAGAAGAATCCTAAATACGAACTCGCAGGAAGCTCCGAAATTTATATGTATTATTCCGATATCAAGGAAATCTATAAGCTAGGGCCTTATCATCCGAATCACGCAACGAACGGTACGATGGCGTGGCGGCGGTCCTACGCCTCCACACATCTCTATGATGAGGAGGTCACGCATGCGGAAGAGCGCTCCTTCTTGGATAATTACAAGCATCCGATGTTACAGTTAGACCCTAAGAAGGTAATGCTTGTAATGAGTCATACAGAAAATACGTTTGATAAGAAGAAGATGCGGGATGAGCCGAATCCTTTTGTGAAGAAGACGACTATGAAGCTGAAAGATTTTATTCGTGATGGGGAGTTGCGAACTTTTTTTGCGACTGCCTAAGCATCCACCAGCTAACCCATCTTAGATGAGTTCTTTGTTTGTCACAGAACAGAGCACACTCGCTTTAAGAATACTCAATCAGGCGTATGTAAACGAGCTTACATCTGAGTCGCCACAGATTGAGATCACCAGCCCTCATTTGAAGGTTCCTCTCCGCGCCCACCAGGCCGCCGCAACACAGGCTATGTTGGATCACGAGAAGCGACTTTCAACGGGGTGGGATGTTTCTGGTCAGACGCTCTTCAGTTCGTGGGGGATTCTAGGCGACGGTGTTGGCGTTGGAAAGAGTCTAACTGTTCTGTCGCATATTGCGCAGCTCAAATCGTCTACCGCCTTCTCACCCAAGATGCCAAAACTCTCTATGGCAGCTACCCAGTATTTGTATAGTATGGAAAAAAATACGACCGATTTATCAGACTGCCGAGCGTCTCTTATTATTGTACCACACACTCTTTTTCGACAGTGGTCAGCATATATAAAAGAACAGACGAATCTGGCCACCTTCTACGTAACAACAAAGCGGAGCTTGGAGGGCGCTTTCTGGAAGAGTCTTAACGATGCGGATGTCATTCTTATTTCTAATACGCTGTATAAGGAATTTATTTACAAGGTATTTGATATAGTGCGTTTTAATCGTGTGTATATAGACGAGGTAGATTCAATCCATATAGCTGGATCCGTCATGTTACCCCACACAAAATTCCTTTGGTTTATTTCGGCCTCGTGGCCGAATCTCCTCTATCCAGGCGTCAATCTCTGGATTGGCTATAATATGCTACATAACTGTATGTTTTCACCAAATTCAACATTCCATCCCGATTTTGTAGAGCAGTTCAGACAGAATTATCTAAGTCGACAGCCTTATCATACATACCGATACCACGTAGTATCCATCCCCTTCTTACGCCGTGTCCTTCTGCCGAATCATCCTCTCAGAGGCCATCTTGTACTCCGCTGCAGCACGAAATTCATCGCAGAGTCCATCTCTCTTCCTCCCATTTATCGCCACACAGTCCTTTGCAGGATGCCGATTTCCCACCAGCTGGTGGCTGGAGTAATTTCAGCGGATGTCCAGGCCTTCCTCCACGCTGGAGATGTTCAGTCAGCCCTCCAGCAACTGGGTGTCGGTGCCGAGCAGTCAACGAACCTGGTGGACGCGGTGACTGAGAATCGGAAGAAGGAGCTGGCTCGCCTCAAGCGTGAATATGATTTCAAGGCCAGCAATGAATACAGAACTCCCCAGGCGAAGGAGGAAGCGCTGGCCAACCAGAAGGCGAAGATTGATCGTCTGGAGGAGCAAATCAAGAGCATCCGAGAGCGTATTGAGAACTTCCAGAAGGAGATTTGCCCGATTTGCTTTGATGAGCCCCAGGACGCTCTTCTTACAAAGTGTTGCCAACGGGTGTTCTGCGCCGCCTGTATTCTTCAGAGTCTTGCGCGGAAGCTGGACTGTCCCCTCTGCCGCAAGACAACAAATCCGTCGGACTTGAAGCGCATTACAGCTGACGGTGAAGCGAATACGATGGTGGTGCCGGTGCCCGCGGGCCAACCACCTCTGAAGAAGGATGCGCTCATCAAGCTGTTTCAGGAGAATCCCACAGGCAAGTTCCTCGTCTTCAGTCGCTATGACAACCCCTTTTTGCAGATTACCAGCGAGCTGGAAGCGGTGGGTATTAATGGAATCCGAGAGGTGAAGGGTACGAAGGACGTGATTCAGGCGACGCTGAACTCATTCCAGAAGGGTACGCTACGCTGTCTCCTTCTGAATAGTCTTCATGCTGGTGCTGGACTGACGATTACTGCGGCGACCCATATCATTCTTCTTCACGCGATGAACATCGAGGAAGAGAAGCAGATTCTCGGACGCGCTTACCGTCTTGGACGAAAAGAGCCTCTGAATGTATATAAGTTGGTCCATCAGGATGAGATGGATGTTGCGGCCTAAGACGCCGTAACGTCGTGACTTAATTTTAAGAAAGCCGTGGCTTTCTTAAAATTAATGTCCAACGACTATTAGAGTGATAAAACTTTAAAATAAAGAAGCTCTTGAGCTTCTTTATTTTAAAGTTATCACGGTAGGACATGAAGTCACGGCTATGCTAAGGACCGATACAGTTTCTGAATAGAAATCGCCTCCAAGCGGCG